TCGACGGCTTCAGCAAAATCTTCTCTAGTACCTACCTTGCCGCGCACAAAAACCGGCAAAATGCGAGCGCCCTCACCGAAAGGCGGCTCATCCGTATCTGATCTGTAAGATCGACGGATATATTTCTGCGTGTAACTGGCATCAGGCGATAAATAAATACCCGGCCCTAGTTTTCCCTTTGCTGAAGGACGCAACTGGGCAAATTCCCCAGACTCAGAGTCTCCAAATTTATCCGTCGCGTGGTAATACACCGTATCGGTGTCAAAACCAGCCTTTTGAGCCTTCGCAAGACGGTCTGCACCCTTCGCAACGCCTCGAATGGCCCTCGCAGCGCCTCCAACGACGGGAATTACCCCCACACCCTGAAGCGCCGCTGCCCCATAGTCGCCTTCGCGCAAATTTTCCATCAAACTAGGCGATCTTGGCCCCTGCATAACCATCTCAGCAGTAGAAACACCCGCTGCGGGGAACTCAGGGTACTCGCCAGTGATGTCAACCATGCCCAAAGGGTCTGCAAAAGCAGCTCCGATGTTTGCAAGTTGGGCTGGAGTAAGCTCTGGAAGCTTAGGCTCAGGCGTTCTGCCCATCATAGTGCTGACAGAGCCGCCGAGGTTGTAGCCAAAAATGTCAACTTCACCGCCGTCAGCGAATCTTTTCTCAAATCTGGCTCGTATTTCAGGGTCGCCCATCGTAGAAACCCGCGCTGACACGTCAGCAGACGAGTTTTTACCCAAAAGATTAGGAAAACGCTTCTGAGCACCCAAACTGTACTGGGTTTCACCCTCGTCTGGCCGATAAGCCATCACGTCAACGCTCGAATCACGGCCCAAAGCACCCTCAAAACGCTTTGAAGCCATGTAATCGTCGCCCATACGCCGGATATTTAACGGCAAATTCAAACGAGACACGATTTGGTTGAAAGCCAACTTGTCATTCGGGTCTTGAGAGTCAGCGAGCGCAACAACTTGAGCTATCGCAGCTCCAGTGACTCCTTCCATACCACTGAGCGCCTTTGCAACCTGACTTTTGACCATGTCTTTCGCCTGCTGCTCAAGCGGATCGATGTATCGACCACGAACCATTTGCTCAAGACGGTCTAAATCACGATCACGGGTCGTGCCAGTGACGGGAGCACCAAAGATGTCGATATCGTCCATGCCAGCCACTACGCAGCCTCTCGTTGGCCGTCAAAGCCCTCTTTCAACAGATCAAACCACTCGTCAAGAGTGATAACCGCTGTCCGAGAGTTATCTCGCGCCATATTTTCGTTAATCGCGTAAAGCGGCAGGCATACCCTGATCGCTTTGTTGTTGAACTTGTATATCAAAACGGGCGTGTTGTCGCCACAAGCCGCACAAACCTGATCCCACCAAGCTGGTGCATACCACCAGCCAGACTTGTACGCCTTGCACTCAATCGAGTGACGCGGGATTTGGATATCACAAAGATCAGCAGTCTGATATTGATCAAGGTTACGCTTGCACTGGAAACCAAGGGCGTGTTGATCGGCAAACGCATTGATGCGCTTCACGATGTCGCGCTCGAATGCCGCACCCTTGTTTCTTGAATCTGCCATGGCGCGAGTTTAGGCGAAAAAAAAATAGAAATAAAATTTTTGCGGGGTTACCTTTGCCGCGATCCTGCGATCAAGCCCTGCTCATCCATCCCCAGATTTTTGTTCATCCCGCAAAAATCGGGTGGGTAGGGTTCCTTCCTTTCCGCATACACATTTTTGGATACTGAGTGCGCCAAACCTTGCTATAGCTATCGCGCTCGCCGCGCTCGCTATATAGGGGTGCACGGGGGTCGCGCCACAGGCCGATCTCTCAGGCTTTTTCCGACCCTATAGGGTTCCTACTGCCGCGCACAGGATCGGCTGAGAGGCGCGTACAGGCGCTCAGAGAGAAGAAAACCAAGGTCGCTCGGCCCTATGGCCCAGACGTGTCTCGCCTCTGAGCAGGGTAGGCCAATACAAATAAGTTAGTGCTCACTAACATAAATGCGTAAGCCTTTGTTTTTATTGGCTTTTTATCCTATTTAACATAATATCAGCATTTTTCCGAGATTTTGAGGGGCTGGGCGGGAGGCGGGGCCAGAACGATGTTCATTCTGCGAACACATCAAACCAACGAGGTTAGTAGTCTTTGTCGCTCATCTCCCCGTCCACGCCCAGCAGCTCGTTAAGCCGGTGCTTGATGTCTTCCTTCGTCATCTTCTGCAAGTCAGCGTTGATGTTCAGGTTCTGACTGCGGTGGATCGTGAGGCCAGCGAGCTGGTTCAGCTCCTTCACTGCGCTAACCGCAGCGTTGTACGCTCCCGTCTCGAATGAAGTCTCGGCTATCTTCCACAGCATTGCTCCCGTCTTCTGCGGTGTGATCGCGTACTTCTCACGCATCTCATCCTGCTTGACCCGCACCGCTCGCGTGACCTTTGGGAAGTCGTTGCCGTTGAGCATCTTGGTCGCTGCGCTCGCAGGAAACGAAAACCCTGCCCTTCGCGCTGCTTCCGTCTGCCCACACGCGCCTTCCGTGTAGTGCCACACGAAAGCCGCTTGCATGTCTGTGATGCCAGCCTCTTCATCTGCAAGGAAAGCCTTTGGCGTTTCCACCAACTCCTTGCGCTCCTTTTTCGGCCTACCCGGCTTGCGCTTTACATCGTCAGCCATCCGCTCTCCTTCAGCTCGTTGAACAACACCCGCGCCTCTTTCTCCGAAAGAGGCGCTTGCCCTACGCTCTCGCGTTCATCTGCATTCATCATAGCCCACTGCCTGAAGTTCTCATCTTCGCTCGCGTCATCGTCCCACTCAAACTTATCCATCTCGCTCTCCAAGCTCATCAGGGTACGAGGGTGAGGGTACAGCGCCTCAAACTTTTTGAAAAACCTATACCCGTATTCCCTGCTGCCTATAGGCTATATACTATTATTATTATTATTATTAAATAGTAGTACCCTACCCTACCCTGTTAATAACTACATACAAATCAATCACTTACACCAACTCTTCCGAGGGCACCTTTTTAGATACCCTCAAAAATCCTTCGACCAAGCTCCACTAAACTTGTCGGCATTGCCAACCTCGACCTTCGTATAGTCCAAGTCGTACACTTTTTTACCGTTACTTTTGCGCGGTTCCAGCCCGTGGGCTGCTAATACCCTGCTCGCATCCTTGATATCAGGCATCCTTGGCTGGCTTATTCCGAGGTCTCTCAGCAGCTTTGTCATCTGCACTGGGCTGGTGTTCTTGCTAGTGAAATGGACGTGCTCAAGGATCAGGTCTTCGACGCTAGACTGGGTGCGATAGTATTCGTTGGAGTCCTGCAACATCTCTCGCTGCTCATGGTTTAAGTACCAGTCGGTGTTCGTGTACAGCGTTTCTTTGACCTCGGCCCAGAGCTGCTGCATATCTATCCCGTGGTTTGCATTGATGGCGGTGACAGGCACGACCCAGAAGCGTCGGTTGCCGCTGGTATCGGTCAAAAACTCACGGGCGTTGACGGAGGCGTAGAAGGCCGTGCGGCGCTGATAGGTTGTGCTGGCGCGGTCATAAGGTAGGCGCAGCTCGTCGTTCTTCTTGGTCACGAAAGCCTTGAGCTGATCGATGTCGGACTTCTTGAAGGTGGATTCAATCTCACCCAGCTCCACGATCCAGTGGCTCACCGCCTGCTTTACGCTGTCCTTGTCACTGGGGTTCAGTGTGGCACCCTCCAACAGCCAGCCGTTCTCGTAATCGCATAGGCGCTTGAACCACAGCGTCTTACCCAACCCCTGCGCCCCTTGGAACACCAGTATGCCCTCAAGTGCCACGCCATTGGGTTCACATGCCGCTGCTACGCAGGAAACCAGCCACTTAGTCATCAGCATCTCTTTCAGCGGCTCGTTGCTGCTGGTGATGGTGTCCAGAAACGATTGCAGCCTGCTCCTGCCATCCCACGGCTTGCTCTCCATCCACTCCTTCACAGGGTTGTACTCCCGCGCCAAAAGCTTGAGATAGTCGCGCACCTTCATGTGTGGTACACCAATCTGGATGCAGCGATCCTCGATCTCAATCAGCGCAGACTCGTCCCGCATATCGGCAATGAAGTCGGTGTGAGGGATGATGATCTCCATGTTCTTCTTGATCACGTTGTAGCGCACATCGATCTGGTTCACCGTCAGTACACCGCGCACATTGTCTTTGGTGTTCAGCAGCCGTCCCTTTTCCGTTTTGTTCCAGTCGTATTCGACCGGCACCTCCACATTGTTCAGCTCAGGCATCAACTCACCCTCGATGGCGTGGTCGTTGTAGTCGCCCTTGCTCTGCGGCATCAATACCTCGGCCTGAGCACCGATACGCTGCACCACCTGCGCTGCTTTGACCGCCTCCTGCTCCCCCGTCTTGCTGTCATCGAAGTCTGCGATGAAGACGTGCTTGGCTTGTGGGAAGTAACCGCTGATCGTCTCAGCGACTGGGGACAGGTTGAAGGCATCAAAACAAACCACGACGGGTTGCCCCAAGTCGGCAAAGTAACTGGCTCCTGTTGCGTAGCCTTCGACGTAGTTGATGGTGTGCGCTTGACGCATCGAGCCGGGGTCAATGACAAAGAAAGATCCCTTCTTCTTGGTGCCGGGCAAGAATTTCTTACCGCCAGCGTCATCAATGTACTGGAGTCCTGCGATCTTCAGCTTGGCATCGAGCACTGGTATGACCAATCTGTCGCCGTCCTGCCGTAAACCGTGGTTGGTCACGCCCTTGCGCTCTAGGTATGGGTTATCGTCTGTGGCTTCTGGGTAGCTGTCCCACAGCTCTTTGGCTCGCTTCGCAGCCTTGGCTTGGCGCTCTTCTTTTTCTTTCGCTGCCTGCTCGCTAAGCTGCCTGATCTGTTCCCGCTGCTCTGGGGTCATCTGGTGGCGCTCTGAGTTTTCAGGCTTCCACTTGGCTATCGGTTCGTCATTGCTGATCGTGCGGTCACCGCACCGACCAAACGGCACCTCTTGATCGAGCCAAACCTGATACCAACCGACAAGCTTTTGCTTGCCGCCAACGTCCATGTAAGCCCTGCCGATGTCACCACCTACCACCAAATCTTTGTCTGGTTTCATCCCGTTCTCGGCTAAGAAAGACTCGAAGTCAGCGCGGATGTCACCGCTCAATGGCCTGCTGAAATCCTTCTGATTGCCGTCGGTTATTTTCAATCCCATGTAATTTTTCCTTGCATCACGTTTTCCAAGATGTGCATAATAGTACACCTTTTTGCAATTACACAAGGAAAACGCGATGGGAATCATAGCATCAGGTGGTGGCGGTGGAGACTTCGAGCAAGTCCCAGTGGGCACTCACAACGCAATTTGCTACAAGCTGGTTGACGCCGGTACCACAATGAACGAGTACCAAGGCGAGGTGAACAAGCGCCATAACGTATTCATTTTTTGGGAACTGCCAGAGCTGCGTATGGCCGATGACCGGCCCATGTCGATCAATTGCCAGTATACGCTGTCCCTGAATGAACGGGCCAAGCTGCGTCAGCACTTGCAGGCGTGGCGCAACAAATCGTTCACCGAGGAAGAGCTGAAGTCGTTTGACCTGACCAAAATCTTGGGCACGACTTGCAAGGTCGATGTTGGTTTAACCAGTGGCGGTAACGCCAAGGTAGTCGGTGTCTTTTGCGCTGACGGTGGTGCGAAGAAAGCCGCGACGGTCAACGATCAGGTGGTTTTCGATCTGGAAGACTACTGCCAAGAGTTTTCTGGCGAGTCAGATGAAGCCAGCAAGAAAGCCTGCGACATCTTCGAGGGACTGCCCCGCTTCATGCAGTGGCAGATCGGTGGTTGCGACGAACCGGGTAAAGAGTCAATCGACCCATGCTTTGAGCTGCAAGCAGCGATGGCGAAGGGCAAAGGCAAGCCTGCGCCAGTAGCGGAAGAGCCGAAACAAGAAGAAGCGCCTGCCTTGGCAGACGATGACTTTGAAGACGATATTCCGTTTTAGGGGGGGTTAGGGATGACCAAGAGAAGATACAACCGTAAGGCGGTCAAGGGCGCTATTGTGCGCGATTACTTGGATCAGCACGGCTTTACCAAGCCAGAGGTATTGGCAGTAGAGTGCTCTGTGAGCGAAAGCTATGCGGGAAAGCAGTTGCGGATCTGGAAGCTCAAAACCAAGAACTGGGAAGCGCAGCCTCGAAATGTGGTGAAGAGCGCCGTTTCTGACGGCAGCACCGCATCGTATTACGAGCTGCCAGCGCGAGCTTCTGAGCTGCAAGACCTGATCTCACATAAGAACATGAACTCGCAGATCGGTGAAATCTTTCGAGCTGCGTACCGCTACGGCGCGTCATCACACTCTGATGAACTGCGTGATGCAAAGAAAATAAAGTTCTACATCGACGCTGAGATTAAGCGTCTGGAATCGCTGTGAGTCCGCGCAGACTGGCTGAATCGGCCAGATTGCCAACCTTTACTTCATATGCCGTGATAGGGGCATTTTTCGTCGGTTTATTGATAGGATTTGGTCTTGGCTAAGGGTTCCATCACGACCCTCCAACAGCGTTCCCGTCCGCTGAGCCAGAAGGCGGGATCTTTCAGGGCCGAGTGATTGAACACGCTCTCCTGCACGTTCCCCAGTCCGTGTGCCCGAAGACTGGGGCTTTTTTAGGAGAACAAGATGGATTTCAAAGTAGGTATCTACGAAGACCTCGACTACCCCACTTACGACTCGATCCCTGCGTGGCGATCTCACGATCTTAGCTCGATAGCTAAGTGCCCATACACTTGGAAGAACCAAGTGTTCAACAACTCACCCGCGCTGCTTGAAGGCAGGGTGCAGCACACCGTGTTCTTGGAGCACCACAAGTTCTTTGACGAGTTCGCCATTGAGCCAGCGGTTGATAAGCGCACCAAGGTCGGCAAGGCGGAATACGCTGAATGGCTCGAAGACTTGGGTGATCGCACTGCCTGCAAGCAGGATATGTACGACATCTGCATGGAGCGCCGTGAGGTGGTCGCTGACTTCATCCCAAAGCCAGAGCATCGCGTCGAGCTGACACTGTGCTGGATCTGGAATGGTCAGCCGTGCAAGGGCAAGCTGGACTGGCACACTGGCACTGACGTTTGGGATCTCAAGACCTGCCGTGACGCTTCACCTCGCGGCTTCAGGAGCGCGATCAACACGTTCCGATACCATCAGCAGGCTGCGTACTATCTGGCTGGCTGTCGAGCCGTAGGACTGCCTACCGAGAAGTTTTACTTCTTGGCGCAGGAAAAGGCTCACCCGTATCCGTTTGGTGTCTATACCTTGTCGGATGAAGCCATAGCGTATGCCGATGCTCAGAACGAACAGGCGATGGCCATTGGCATCAAGTGCCGTGAGCAAGACCTGTACCTGCCGTATAACCAAGAGGGGATCAAAGAGTTTGGCCTTTCTGACCTTAACTGAAGAAGAGCAAGCCCAAGAGAAGCAGTGGGCTGATGACATCAAGTATCACGCTGCTCGATGGTGCTGGAAGCGCAAGGGCCACTCCACACCAAGCAGCCTGCCGCATCGCAGGGTGACGTGGGAGGAATGGTTTCAGAAGAAGTTTGGTGAGTCGCTTGAAGCGTATGCTGAGCGGATGAAAGGACAGAAAAACCAAAAGGGTTGACCATGAGCTTTCTGTGCAAACTGAAGACTGAGCTGGAGGGCAAAGAAAAGATCAGTGAGGTGCAGGAGATGCTGATGAATTACGCAACCCTGATGGTTGCGTATCCAGATGCTGGGGAAGATCAATCTAGCCAGTGGCTCGAAGCCCTGAATGCTTGCAGGGTCGAGCTACGGCGTAGGTTTAGGCGGTAGCCAACTTTCAGTGTCCGAGTATTGCAATCGGTGAAAGTT